TTTGCTATATCAAACAGTCCTGTATAAATAGCATATCCAACTTCATAGGGATCACCACCTCCTACAATAATTTGCCAATTTGTACCTGATTGTTGAATTGAAATTAATCTGGATTGAACTCCTGAAACCCTTTCTAATTGAGTTTTTAAGAAAGTTGGCATACCTTGAGCAATAGCTTTACCAGCTTGAATAACTTGAGCTTGATAAGCTTGTAAAGTTTGAGCAAAAGCACCCGGAATACCTGTACTCAAGTTTGTACAAGTTAAAGTTACCCCTGAAGGAATAGAAGTAATAATTTGCGTGACTGTACCTTCTGGAACAGCCCAAGATCCACTAGTAGTAGCTAAACAATATAAAGATGTTGATTGACCATTAGAAGCAACTATACCGCCATTTTGAACAGCATATTGATAAGATCCATCAGACACAACAAAACCTGACGGAATAACAAATCCGGGAGTTCCTGTAAAAGTTATATAAACAGATGTATTAGAACCTTGACCTCTAGTAACACCATATACTGCTCCTAATTCATACAAAATAGGCTCATTTGCAGTATATGGACTAATAGAATTAACTAGATCTACAAAAGCTTGATCTTGAATTACAACTGCTCCAGTAGCAGTAGAAGCCATATCTTCAATTAAAGAACCCGGAAGATTGGCTGTTAAACCCGGAGAAAGTGCTGTAGCTGAGGCTATTTCTGCATTTAACAATGAAGTAGGGCTACTTGGGATTGCCCCTGCGGAAGTAATTATTGCCATTATTTATTCCTAGGTTGCTATAACTGATTGAACAGTAGTACCATTTAAAAATACTGCTGAAATATTATAAGTTGGATTAGCTGTATTTGGCTGTTTATAGATGGTTAAACTAGAAAAATATGGCGCAAATTGTGATTGCGTTCTAGTTATATCTACAGTAGGCGCAATTTGACTTTGAACCGATTGTTCCGCAGATATTCCATAATTTGCATAAAAAGGACTTTCTTTGGTATTTAATCTTAAAGTTTGAGCCAAAGTAGCCAACCAAATATATCCAGCATCTACTATGACTTCTTCACCTCTATTTAAACCATAATCAGCTAAAAATGAAATAAATCCACCTTGTTGCAATGCAATATTGTTATTAGATGGTGCTGATGTTAGGGTAAACCCTTGTGTAATATCTTGCCAAACATTGGAAATGGTTTGTCCCAAAAAGTTTTTTACCACATCATTTAACAAAATATCATTGTTATTAACTGTGGAAGATCCATCAGAAAATCCAATTAAAGCATTGTATAAAGTGCTTGTTACAGTTAACTGTTGATTTAAAACACTATTTACAACAGTAATTGTAGGATTTCCCGCACCAGTAATAGGAGTTTGAGTCAATAAAGTCCATTTTCCAGTATTTTGGTCTATTCCATAAGTTCTCATTATCCTGCTCCAACTGTTGTGGTAATAGTGCTTGAACCGCCCTGTACACCAACTACTTGATGTGTATGAGTTTTCATAGTTACACTTCCTGCTGATATATCACCAGTAGAATTAATTGTGCCATTAACTTGTAAATTTCCATTAATGGTTACATTGCTACCATTTATTACCAAATTAATGCTTTGGTAGGCAATTGTAATTTTATCGTCTGCAATGGTGACAACAGCTTTTCCATCATCGGTACGAATAATAGCTCCATTAGAAGCACTAATAACTACTGCATTAGGATCTAAAGTTTCCCAAGCTGTATTGCTAATAGGTAAAAAAACTAATCCACCTAAATTACTTGCTGGTGCTAAAGGTGCTTTTCCAGTACCTAAACCTGAAATTCCACCTAAACGAACACTAGCTGATATAGCAATTCCAGCATCACCAACTTGTACAGGTATTCTTATGTATTGACTTTCAGCAATAGGCATAGTTACTGGTGGAAAAGTTATTGGAGATCCAGTAGATGAAACTGGATTTATCTCAAAATTAACTGTAACTACAGTATTTCCAGAACCATCTAATCCTACTGAAATAACTTTACAAGGATAAATTTGACCAAGATTAGATAATCCATTATTCACTTCTTGTTTAGTGAAATTGCTTAATGAATTAGTAAGAGGAATTTTTTGAGAAAAATTTTTCATTAAATATTAAAGTTTAAATATAATGGTTCAGCAGGTATTGTTGCCTCAATAACAGTAACCCAGCTATCAGCACTAGCTTGTCTACTAGATCCTTGATGACGAAGTTGAGAAATTCTAAAAACACCTTGAAATGAAACTTGATTTCTTGCTTGAGCAAAAGTAGCTGTATTAACAACGGGGGCTAAATAAGGAAATTTTATATACATTCCCGGTTCTAAATCAGCCCTCATAACCACTTTTACTGAAATAGTTGCTTGACTTAACCAAGTAATATTACCAATTAGATCAGTAAAATCAATCATTTTTACTTCTGTTTGTAGTTCTCTGCCATCAGATAAAAGAAATCCAGAAGAAGTACAGGTAATAGAAGCTCCAAAATAATTTGGACTAGGATTAATAGCTTTGCTTATAGTATTAACCCAAGATGCAAATGTATTTATATTTGTAAATACTGCTGTTTGTACTTCAGTAAATATAAGGTCTTGACTAAATCCACCTTGAATATTATCAATTGGAGTATTGTATCCAATTGATAATGTTTGTTTTACAGCTTGTTCTAACTTTTGACCTTTTTCCCAATTAAATGATAAATTAATATCAGTTGTAGGATCAATTTCAGAAGCAGTAATTATTAAAGATAATGAAACATTGTTTCCTTGCCAATTCCCAAATGATTGCAAAATAGTTCCAGAAACTACAAGACCAGCTTGACTTGCATTAGCAAAAGGAAGTCCGGGCGTCATACCCAAGTAAACTTTAATAAATGAACCTACAAAATTTGCGCTTTGATTTAATTCTTCAAAAGATACCCCATAAAGAGTTAAAGAACCTAATGGTGCTGGTTGATGAAAATAAGATTGATAAATGTCTAAATCAAGTTGTAATGCTGAATAATTATCACCTAATGCTCCTACTGATGTATAAACAATAGGATCAAAATATGCTCCAGTAGCAGGGTTTGGAGTGATTACTATTGTGTAGTAACGCATTACGGATTAATTTCAAATTGATTGCTACTGGTTCTATAAACCATAGTAGATGTTGAAAAATATTCAATTATTAAATTAATATCATAGTTATCTGGAGATCCAATAATTGGTCTACTCATAACTAAAGTTCTATTTTGTGTATAAATATTGATGTAATATCTTTCCCCATACAAATTCCATGTACAAGTTGCAATATAGGTAATTCCATCTAAAGTTGGATTAAATTGAAATGAGGATATATTGGAAGGGGTAAAAGTAATTAATGTAGTCATTAACCAGCCCATCCTGTTAAAGTTGAAACTGCCGTACCATTAGTTACTTTTTGCATTAAATTACCAAGAACAGATGTAGCACCAGAAATGGTAATTAAAGGTTGCACAAAATCCCATTGATACATAAATTGAACTTGTTTATCACTAGGGCTTGTTACATCCCTTAATGAGGTAAGCAAACAATTTGTATAAGTGTAAGCAGGAGTAATAACTGTAAAAGTCCCAGCAGAAGCCACATGATTTTGAATAACGGATTGCAAAAGCGTTAACTGAGCTTGTTTAAAAATATACCCACCATCATTTTGTGCTGGACATACCATTAACATACTTATTTTTAAAGGATTTTGAACAACTGCATTAGCGGCTACAGCCATGCTTGCAAAAGGATATTCTGCTACTTGCCAGTCTGCCAAAGTGCTTCCCGGCAAAGGTTTAAAGTGAGCAAAAAATTCTTTATTTGCAATTCCCGGCACATCTAATGCTTCAGTAATAGCTGTAATAGGAAAAGGTACAACAGCCCCTAATATTCCATCCGTTAATAAAATAGGAGATATTTCATAAGCTAACTGAAATACTGATTGTTCTACAGAAGTATTTGACATTATCTATTTCCCAACTGTTTTACCGCAACATTAGTATCAGTATTATTATTAATAATCACCTGAACATGAGCATCACTAGCTATTCGATTGGCAATATCACTTCTTCTTCCAAATTCTTTTGGATCATTACCAAATCTTTCATATTCTTTACCAATAATTCTTGTGTAATCTTGATAAGTTCCTTTATTAACATAAGCTTTGCTAATTTCATCCCAAGTTTTCTTTTCTTTATTATTCATTTCATAAATAAAGAAATCAAGTTGTTCATTAACATTTGAAGATTTAATATTATGACCAGCAAATTTTTCAAAATCTTTTTGCCTTGTTGCATCCCATTGACCTAAACCAAAATGTCCTTTATTTTCAGCACCTATATTCCAACTGCTTTCAGCTTCAATATTTGCGGCTAAACCAATTGCAACAGGTAATGGAACATTTGCTGAAACAAATCTGTCAATTGCATATCTTCTTTGTGTATTTATATCTTGTGCAACTTTTTTTGCTTGTTCTGGTTTTAATTCTGGTTTTGCTGTTTGCACAGCGGTTATATCATTTTGAGTAACTTTATAAGTTTTTTCTGGAACAATTCCTATTTTTCTAAGAATATTAGCAATAGCTTCAGCCATCGCTCCAATATTAGTTACAAAATCTTCAATATCTTGTTTAAATTCAGGGGTGCTTAAATAAGCACCAAATTCTTTAATAGATTCACCAAAACTTTTAATCCATTGTCCTATTTCTTTATTTTTAAGAAAAGAATCTATAGCCTCTAATATTGATTTAGATAACTCAGTTAAAGGTTCTGCTAAATCTTTAAGCTTATCAATTAATAAAACTTGAATATTTTGACCTGCTCTACTCAATTGAACCCAAAAATTTTGCCAATCACGACTAATTTTGTCATCAATTTTAAATTTATCTCTATCTGCCGCCAATTGTTGAAAAGTTTTAGTCAATTCTGATGCTGAAAGAGATGAAAGTCTAATAAGTTCTTCAGGGGAAAAAATCTTAGTTAAACCCACATTTTGGGCATAATTAATATCTTTTCCATGAGCAACAAAATCTTGAATTGCATTGCTCATTACAGTTTCTAATTGATCTACTGGATTTCCAGCCCTAGTACCACCCAATCTTCCCAAAAAGAAAGATTGAGTAATGTCATGTTGCAAAGCAGTAATGTTTGTTAATACAGTATTTAAATCAACATATTTGTTTAAATTTGTTTCAGAAGCTCTTAAATCGCCTGTAGTAGTCCCTAGACCTTGCGCTCTACGCCTGTAGTCGCTGGCATTAGAGGCAATACCAGCCAAACCAAAACCACCGCCAATAGCTCCAAAAGCAATCCATTTTGCCGCTGAAACGGCTGTATCAGCCATACTTTTAGCAATGCCTGATGCAGTTCTAGCCGCATTTTTTAAATGATAATTGCCATCTGAAATTGATTTATTAAAATCTTTTTGATTTTTTTCAGACTTTTTAATTCCATCAGCAACAGATTTTGCGCCTTTTTCAGCACCAGAAAAGGCATTTTGCCAATCTCCGGGCATATTTTTTACAGCTTTTTGTAATTTTTCAAACTCTTTAGTAAATGCTTGAAATTTTTCATCAAGGATGTCTATTTCAATAACCGATTTTGTTGCCATATTTTTTTCTCAGTTAAAAAAACGACCTATTGTTAATAGCCTTAATTAAATGGCGATTACGATATTCTTGTGAATCTTCCCATTTACCGCCAGCTTCACGCATTAAATCACCAAAACCCTCATTACTTAAAAAGTCTAAGATATAAGAGATGATTCCTTCACTTTCTTTCCAGAATTGCCTTTTTTGGTCAATGTCGGCAAAGAAGTGATGTACGCCATACAATCCAATAATGTGAGTTCCCAATTCCTTAGTGACCCAGCCATCTCCAAGAAAGAATTTTTCAGATCCTTGGGTGCTACCTTGGAGATTGCTGTAAAAAAAACTAAAGAACTAAGCGTTTCCGCTTCCTCATCTTCATCCAATATTTCACGCTTTACTGCAACATCAAATGGTAAAGTTTCCCAACCATTTTCACCAGCAAAAACAACATTGGTTAATCTAATAATTTCATTTATCAGACCAAATTTAACCCCACCAGCACCATCCCAGTTACCTGCCTTAGTCGCAATTGACTTGAGTGCAGGATAGGCTAGTTGTGGCGCAGATAGGGCTAAATGGGCTTGATTAACACTATCAAAGCATTGACTAAATACTTTGCCTAACTCTAAGTAAAACTGTTCAAAAACAGACCTGCCAATTGATGCTGAATGGATATAAACTAAGCCATTTTTGGCGGTCTGAACTTGCATCACTAAATTCAGATTACGATCTATTTT